CGCTACTGTTGCGCCATTGTTGTAAATCGGCTGATTGGGATGCTACACCAACAACAGTTAATCCAACGCTTGATGAGTTGGTTGGGTAAACTACTGGAGATGTGCCGAATGTACCTGTTGCACCTGTTGGTCCAGTTGCTCCCGTGCTTCCCGTAGCACCTGTCGAGCCTGTTTGTCCAGTAGCCCCCGTCGCTCCAGTCTGACCATTGCTTCCAGTATTACCTGTCGGCCCTGTTGGTCCAGTGCTGCCAGTCGTTCCCGTAGACCCTGTTGACCCTGTGGCACCCGTTGCTCCTGTCGGTCCAAGTTGCGTGTACATAATCTGTTCGACATGAAGGTTAACACTTGGTGAAGCGGGTCGTGTTGGAGATGTGCCAGATGTTGCAGCAAGCAACTCCATATATGTATTTTGTGAGGACCAGTAAAACTGGATGTAGTCACCAGCGTTGACAGTAACCAAATCTTCGATGTTGGCAAGCACTTGGTTGTTAACGCCAGAGGTGGTAAAGATTGCGGTTGATTCAGTCACCGCTGTGCCATTGAGGGCATACCAGACGTTGACCTGATAGTTGCTACCGCCGCCTGTGGTAATGAATTGACCAAGCAGGTTGACGGAATATGTACCAGCATAGCCAAAGGTAATTTGACTGCCAGATACAATGCTTACTCCACTAGAGCCAGTATTAGTGTTAATGGTGATGAGGTTGGCGCTTGTAGCGCCAGCGTTGGTCTGAGTGCTAGTGTCGTAGAAGTTGCCGTAATAGCCCAGCGCACCGCCTGCACCCGTAGCACCTGTGGCACCTGTTGCACCACTACCTGTCGCTCCAGTGGCTCCAGTAGGGCCTGTAGGCCCCGTAGAGCCTGTATTACCGGTACCTGTAGCTCCAGTTACTCCGACGCTGCCTGTGGGTCCAGTAGGCCCTGTGCTTCCTGTACTACCCGTAGGTCCATTAGAACCTGTGGCTCCACTTGCGCCTGTAGCGCCTGTGCTGCCAGTGTTTCCGACTGCTCCAGTTGGGCCAGTCGAGCCTGTGCTGCCCGTACTTCCTGTTGCACCCGTTTGTCCTGCTCCGGTTGCTCCTGTGCTACCCGTAGCTCCCACGCTACCAGTAGGCCCGACAGGGCCAGTGGTGCCAGTATTGCCAGTAGGCCCAGTGCTGCCTGTTCCACCCGATGCTCCTTGAATTCCTTGTGGACCAACTGGTCCAAGCTCAATAATTTGTGGTTGTGTAGAACCAACGTTGTAGACATTGGTAGATACCGGAATGGTTACCGTTGAGATAGAGTTAACTGTAACGGCCATTATTGAACCACGCTAGCGTTGACGGTGAATGTGCCGTTAAGAATTTGGTAGACATTGCTTGCTGAGTCAGTCAGGTTCAGCGCGTAGTTATAGACGCCAGCTGCAAGTGCAGCTGTCTGAGATGCAGTGAGAGTAAGGTTGACTGTACCAAGAGCGGGTGTCAAAGTAGCTCGGCCATTGGCAGTCGAAATCTCGGTGATGAGGTTGTTGCTGACGTCGCGTACCTGCATGTCAGCTGAGTAGCCTGTCAGGTCAACGGGCAGGTTATCAATATTCCATGATGGTGATAATTGGAAAGTCGTGCCTTTATAGACAGTGATGTTATAGCGTCCTGGATTCACGTCTCTCCTTAAACCGTTGTAATGTATGCGCCGTATCCGGCGTTAGTCAAGATAGTTGCCTCAACTGGCGTAATGCTGTAGATATGGCCGCCGAGGTAGTAATAGTCAGCTTCCAGGGTTTGGTCTACACCTGGGGTACGGACACGAGTTACTGCTGTCCCATTAACAAGAAGCGTGTCTCCACGGGCAATACGAAAGCGCCACATCAAACGGCCAAAACCTGCTGGGGTTTCGTCAACCGCTGGTGGTGTAAATTGGTATCCCATGTTTCTCCTTGTTAAGAGTGGTAGGCCCGCCCACTATCTGACGGGCCTATCACAGTGACTTAGTTAATTAAGCCTGGTGAATCGAAGATGCGGTTTCGATACGTACCAAGGAAGCGTCACGATAACGTGCCCATCCAAGAACGCCGTACCATCCGATTGGACGGAAACGCATCAACTTATCAACAACTGGTCCGAAGATAACATGTGGCTCTTCGGCTACAGCTTCTGCCAGTGCTTGCTTTCCAGCGACGAGTGTACGGAATACACGAACACCGCCAGTAGCGTTAACATATGAAGAAGTACCAAAGGTACCGCTAGAAGAACCAGCGCCTGTACCGTCAGCAAAGTTGGCCATACGAGGTGACTCAACAAACATTGCACCTTCGTAGGTTCCGATGGTTCCTGGCCAGAATTCGCCAGCACCTGTCTCGGAGTACTTGTGGTCATCACGCCAGCCACCAAGACCGGTTTCAGCACGCAAGTCGTGTGAGACTTCTGGGTGGATACCAACCCAGTAGTACTCGCCTTGGCGTGGAACAGCCTTGTTAGCGCGGAGCTTAGCAACAGCCAAACGGATGTCGCGTGACTTGATAACGTCAGTTCCGAGGATTGACTTGTTGGTTGTACCGTTGGTGTAGGTACCAGCATAGGTTGAAACGACAGAGCCGTTAACTTCTGCGATAGCATTTGGGCCACCGGTAAGGGTCTGCAACGCGACTGTATCAAGAGAGTCAGCCATGTTGAAGGCGATGATGTCAGCAATTGCTGGGTCAACATCTGAGAGTGAGAACAACTCAAGCTTACGGGTAGCAAGAGAAGCGTTACCGTATTCGTTGAGTGTTACGGAAACCTGTGTGGTGTTTCCGAGTGCGACTGCATCTGGGTCAATGTCCTCAGAGAGTGCAGTTGTAGCAGCAGCCAAATCTGTGTAAATCTGGAATACTACTGAAGAACCAGGCATAGCCTGTTGTACTGGACGCTTGTCCGCTACGTCGCGGACGAGAGGAACAGCACGGAGAGCGAATTCAACATAACGGTCATAGGCTGTTTGTACTAAGTAGTTACCTAGTGAGCCAGATGACGAGTCTGTGTATGCGTTGCTCATGCGTTCACCTTCTTTCTATAAGGTTTGTGCGGATGGGTTTACTTGCCGCGAGTAAAACGCGTAGTTGGGTTGCCGGTAATTGCATTCAACTCATCAAGAGTCTTTGCCCCAGCTAGCTTTGCAGCTAGGTCAGTCTCACGACTTGGGGTACTTGCATTCTGAGTAGCAGCGTTAATACGCTGATATGAGGCAACTTGCGCTTGCGTTTCTTCGCTTGCTTGAGCAGCTTCTTCTGGCTTTGCGAAACCGAACACGTCGGCATTTTCGCTGAGCCATGAGTCAATCTGCTCTGGCGTACTTACGTCGCCAGGTATGAACTTGGCTACCTTGTCAGGTACGCCTTTCTGTGCCAATACGTCTTTGACGGAGCGTGAGCGTAGGTCAGACTGGATGGCAGCCAATTGTTCTGCCAGCTCTTTCTTTTCCTTCTCTGCTCGCTTCAATGCCTTGCGAAGATTCGCAGGACCGTTTGCATCTTGAGTATCTTCGATATCATCGAAGTCATCGTCTTCATATTGGTTTGCCATGTGGCACTCCCTTTTCGTTAGTTGTGACGCAGGCCGCAACGCATCTCAGGGGAAAGATGTTTGGCTCCTACTACCAGTCTTAATACGCGTCATCCATGCTGGTCAGTGGTGACGGATTCTTATGTTAGGAAACGCCTTCTTGCGCTCCGAGTAAGCTGCCCTTTGAGGCTCCAGCTGAGCCACCAAAGGCGCCGGATTCTTGTGCCTTGAGGCGGGTTATCTCAGCTTCAGCTTGTGCTGCTCCTTGAGTACCAAAGACTGCTGCGCCCAGCTGACCTGCAACATTGCCAGCTTGACCGTATCCGGTGTAGCGGCTAGCTAATGATTGAAGCGCTGGAGTCTGTGCAGCAACTTGCTGGAATCCTTGAGCCGCTTGAGCTTGGCTAATTCCTTGAGCTGCGAGTGACATAGCGCTGAGTGGGCCAGTACCGCCGTAGGCGATGTTGGCTCCAGCACGAGCTGCTTCTGCTCCGATAGTAGCTGCATTGTACTCCTGTTGGATAACAGGTGCTGCTACCTTTGGGTCAAGCAAGTGCGTCATCAAAGACGCTGTGCTTAAACCATACTGAGCTTGAAGCTGTTGAATGACTTGTGGGTCCTCGTTTTGAATAGCAGTTGTTGCTGTATCCACACGCATCTTGACTTCAGCTGGTGATACATCCATAGCCATAAGGTTGCCAAGATAATCGGTAGCCATCAACGGACTGTTGTTTGGAATGCCAGCCATTGTCATTACCTGCTTGTAAGACTGCTCATTCTGAATATAAGTAGCTGGGTCAAGAGGCTGCAAGCCTGCTGCGATACGAGCTTGGTTGCCGCTAAAGCGGGTCTGCCATGCGCTGACAAGGCTGGTTGCAGCTGACAGCTGGCTGTCGCTCAAACCCAATCCCTTAACCGCTGTCATTGGGTCTGAAGAATCGATGACATTGGTAATGGTTGTCATATCTAAACCATTTTGCATCATGGCTACGATGCCACCAGCGATATCGCCAGTAAGGCCAAAGCCAGCAAGAACAGCTGCGCCTTGGGTTGCAGCGTCTGTAATGTTGGCAGCTTTTACTGCAGCTGCGTTATTAGCATCTGTAGCAGTTTTTGCATCAAGAGCTTTTTTAACAGCCGCATCGATATCAGCTTGAGTAAAGCCAGTTGATGCTGCAGGAGTAGCTGGAAGGGGTGTTGAAGGTTGGGGCGTTGTCGCTGGTGGAGTAGCGGCAACTGCAGCTTTTGGAGTATTGGCTGCTACAGCGCCAGCGTCTCCGCCAAATTGCGAGCTTGGAAGAGCGGCGTTACTTGCTCCACTGCTTTGGTCTGCTGAGCGCGCCATTAACCGAGTCCCATCTTATTAATCAATTGGTCAATGCCACCAAGAATTGTTGTGTGGGCATTCTGAGTCTTGAGCCATTCGGGTTGAGAACGAACCTGATTGGCAAAATCGTAAAGATTGGTAGGGGTGCCGTTAGCATCTCCAGCCATGGCCTTGGATACCATTGCGCCGTATCCTGTAGCTCCACCAAGCTGAACATCAGCTGGGCTTACCTCAAGCAGGCTTTGAATAGTATTAACATAAGGCGAAGCTAGGTCAGATACTTTAGCGCCAGCGTTGATTTGGTCAGCAAAAGGTTTGTATGTATTTATGGCTGCAGTCTTGTACATCTGTTCATACTTCTGCATGGTTGCTGGGTCATTCAGATTAGCGCCACCTGCAGCTTCTTCAAGAGCTTTTTGCTCAAAGTTTTTGCTTGTGCCATCTGGGCTAAATTGTCCATACACTCCATATTGCTGAGCCAGCGACTGGAGGTTTGTGGAAAATTGTCTGATTAAACCGCCAGGGCCAGTGGTAGGGTCAATAGTACCATAGTTAGCCATCTGCTTGGTGATATCAGCATCTGTAGCATTTGGGTGCTGCATCAACCAGTTAGTCATATCCTGACCTGAATCAACTGCGTTCTGGTCAAGGGCTGGGGTTGACTTGATGTCAACCTGTTGACCCAACTGTTGAGGAGTCAAAGACATGCCTAGCGATTTGGCTATACTTGCAATGCGGGTTTGAGCTGCATTGTAGTCTGTGTTGTATTGCTCAGGCGCAGAGATGCGCTTAATCTCAGCAAGGCCGATGTCACCAGGGTGGGTCTGTGCCCATTGGGTATTGGCAAACTGGGTAGTAAATTGGTCCTTGCCCCAGTCATTCTTAATGGCTTGGTCAAGCAAGCCACCAGGTCCGCCAAGTTCTGGAACGGACATAATAAACTTAGCCTGCTGGCCATACTTAGCAATAAAGTCTTGCTTAATCTGGTCAGGAGTTTCGACCTTACCATTGGCGTAATATGTACCTTGGTATCGACCAGTAAATGGGTTACCTTGGAAGTTTAATACGCCCTTAACGGTCTTATAGTCTCCGCCACCAGTAGATGTACCAGCCGCCGTGCTAGAACCTGAACCAGCTCCCGCCCCTGCGCCTCCGCTACTAGCTGCTGTATTTGCAGTCTTGCCACCAGCGGCAGCTAGGCCGCTGTTAACCATTTGCTTAGTTACTCCGGGAACTGATGCTGCGTCTTTAACTGCGGCTTGTGCGGCTGCATCGGCATTAGTTGCTAGAGTGTTAGCAATACGAACACTTTGCTCATCTGTTGTGCCAAGAGCTGGTTGGTCAGGAGCGGATGTTTTGCCACCAGCCTGAATTACTTGAGGACCAGCCTTTGGGTTGAACGTTCCGCCAGGATTGTTTGGGTTGTTGTAATCCTGCTCGCCACTAGCTTGCTGAGTCGAAGCGTTAAAACCTTGCTGGAGGTTCCATTGGTTGACGACGGCTTGGCGCTGTGAATTGGTCAGTGAGCCGCCATGAGCTTTTGTTTCCGAAGCAAGCATTTCTTCCAGGGTTGCTGGTCGAGATGCCGCCTGTGGACCAAAATCCTGAATAGCTTGTTGCGGGTCCTTTTCGTACTCGGCTTGAATTAAACGACGAGCAGACGCACTACGGCCTTTAAGCAAATCTTCTAGTGTAGGAGTCGCCATATTATATCGCCTTCTGCTGCTGTAGAGCCTGTGTCATAGCGTCGAAATAGCCAGTAGCGGCCTTGTAGGACTGAGCATCTGCACTGCCTGAAATAAGGCTTTGCAAGAAGCCTTGAACGTCTACGCCTGTGGTGGTTTGAGTGCCCGTTACGTCAGCGCGCTTACCTGTTGGGCCATAAGCTGTTACGCCTTGGAATGAACCCATGTTGGCCTTTTCAGCTGCCAATAGCTCAGAGCCGTAAGTTTGAATCTCTTGAGCTGTAGCATTGCGCCCTACCAAAGACTGCATGGTGGCATTGATAAGAGACTCAATATCCTGTGGTGAGGTTTGAGTGACATAACCAGTGTTGGTATATGTCTTCATATTTGCGTAGATGTTGCCGGCTCCGCCTTGAACGGCTGACAGCAAAGAGTTAAACTGGCTTGTTGGCACGGTTGTTGTGCCAGAAGTTGAGGTTGTACTCGTATTTGTGGTTGAGCTACCAGGTATTACTTGACCTGTCTTTGGGTCGGTTAAACCAGCCATTATACAGCCCTTCTAAATACGCTTGTGATTACGCTTGCTAAGCGCTGATTTGATGCAGCTAAATTGTCGAGATAGGTATACCAAGCATCTTGGATATTTGCGTATCCTGGCAAATGCTGGCCATTGATGGTATTCGCCACAAGGCCGTTATGGTAATCCTGATAGCTGGCAAGCAATTCCTTGATGCCGTTTCCTTCTGGAGTGTTGGGCAACAAGCCCTTTTCTTGCATCTTTTGGAACTGTCCGATAACAACCTGTGAGTCAACCTTCTTGGTTGGATTGTTGTAATCCGCATACCAGATTGGGTTGCTCTGTCCATAGTTTGCTGTGACTTGCTTCCAAGCTTGACCAATATTATACTCAGCCATGCGGTTGTTAGTAGCGCGAGCTTGAGTCATCGCATTCTGATAATCGGTATAGTCTTGCGACAAATCTTGCCAACCCTGTTTGACATACAAAGAATTCAAGAAATCATTCGCTGTAGTCTTTGCACGGAAGTGGTTAATAATAAGCTTGTTTTCAACAGCTAGTGCATCCTTGCCATCAGCCACTTGTGGAATCAGGTAAGGAGCAGCCTTTGAGTAGGCGCTATTAGTCAACAATGGCTGGTTATTATTAATCCAGCTAAGGGTTGAATCAGCTAGTGGGGCATAAGCTCCACCTGTGCCGTTTAGCGTATGGGCTACCGTAGAGGACAAAGCGCGCTCACCATTTTGCTGTAAGAACTTGTTAAGCGCAGCAGCGGCTGTGTATGTAGCTCCTGTGCTTGGGTCCTTCTCTTTGAGCATGTTTAGGTAATCAGAGCGAAGCGTCTGCATATCCTTGGTGTAGTAGTCGTTGCTGACCGTTGGTGCCAACGGAAGCAGGAACGAGAACAAGCCCTTGATAATGAGGTTAGACTGAGCGTTATGCTCAATCTTGGTCAAAATCTCTTGCTGTTGGTAAGGTGGCAAAGAGGTGTAATTCTCTGGCAAATCCCCATGGTAATAGGCAGCCATAATGGCTGACAGCTTTGAGTTAAGGACTGTTGATTCACGGTCATCCATATTCATAGCGTTGAACAAGTCACGCATGGTGGAGTTAGGAATAATCGTGTCAATAAAGTTTTGTGATGGGTAGCCACCAGAAGCAACGTTAACTGCCTTGTCCATCCATGGGAATTTCTTGGATAGCTCTGTCATTGCAAGGTTGACGAATGGGCTTGTGCCAGGCATCTTGACTTCTGGAAGGACTGTCAAAAGCGACGCAGTATTACCGGTAATAGATGTTGGCAAGCCTGTAAACTGCTTCAAGCCGAGAGCATTTAAGCCACGGGCAATAGCATTACCAGCTTCTCCGATTCCGCCAGGGTAGACAATGTACTTCTGGCCATTGGCATCAGTGTGTACAAAGCCTGGGTTGTTTAAACCCTGCTGGATAATCTGGAAATCACGGAATGCCTGTGGGTTAGACATAATCAAACGGCCAGTACGACGCATAGCCTGCTCTTGGGCAAAGAAGAACGGAAGCAAGTTACGGTGCAGCACAGCAAACTGGCTACGAATAGCAGGGCTGTGAATAGCTGGAATCATCTCACGTGTAGCTTGTGTCGCAGTCATGCGGATAGCTTCTTCTTCGCTCAGCAAGCCCATGTCAATCAAAGGCTGGTTAGCAATTAAGCGGCGAGTGAAGAAGTCAGCAAACAAAGGCTGACGAGATACATAGTCCATAACTGGAGTAACAAACTTACGGAAACCCATTTGCTCGACACGCTGCAACGAATCAGTAAGAGTCGGCATTGTTTGACGGCCCAGCACTTGGATAGGAAGGGCTGTCTGAGGAAGCTTGCGTAGCTCTTGCTCGGTTACTCGCTGACCCTTGGCAATCTTGTCAACCAAATCAACGTTAACTTTGCGGCCAGTACCGTATACCAAACCCTGTAGGTAATCTACCTGGTTCTTAGCAAATGATTCTGGAACAGCCTTTGTGTAGCCGTCCATAGACTTACGGTAATCCTGATACATATTAGGATTCTTAATACGGGCTGCTTGAGCATCTACCAAGCTAGCAAACTGCTCGTCTGGAGATAGCGCCTTGAATTCTGGAGACTTCATGCGGTTCATGTAGTCACGGGCAATGTCGCGTTGAGCCAAATCAGCTGCTGCCATGTTGACATTCTTGGCATATGTGGAATGAAAGCTATTATCTAGCTGGGAGAGACCAGCAAGCTCTTGTCCAGGCACAGTGCCATGTCCATGCTTCTTGACGAAAAGGTTAATGTTGTCTTTTGCAACCAAGTCTTCAGAAGCTGCGTGAGCTGCGCTTACGCCAGCCTGTGGCATTCTATTGCCGTAGATAGCTGAATAGCGGTCCATGGCGTTGATTTTGTCCTTGACAAAATATGGCACAAGGTTGGACTCGCGGAACTTATTAGCAAGTAGTCCCAATGGCATGATATTAAAGCGAGCATTACGAGCAGCGTTGGCTGCGTTGTTCCATGACTGCTTGCTAGTTAAAGAATCATCAAGATTCTTAAAGGTGCCGTGGACAGTACGGTTACGCTCATCAAGCTCTTTAGTGACTTCGTTTGTTGTAATTGGTTTAGCAACACCAGTTGCTTGCTCGGCCTCAATGGCATTTTTATCAGTTTCAGTAAGAGTCTGAGCAATTTTATCCATGTGGTACAAACGGTACTTATCTGACATGTTGGCTACGCTTGCAGCTAGGACATTGCTTAAATAGCTAGGCAAGCCCTTACGCATGATTTGATGCAAGGCTTCACCGGAAGATACGCGCAAACCAAAGGCTGGAGATAGCAGTGCCAATGGCGCAAAAATAGCGTTTGTGTAGTGTGTAAAAAAGTCGTCTACTGGGTTGTACAAAGCGCCGTAGGCTTTGGCGCTACGCATGACTTGACGGATATCTCTAAGGTCAAGCATGGAACCCTTATAGCGCTGACCTTCAACGATAGCCAATTCTTTAGGCGTATCGCTATACTCAGGTTTCATTTCGGTTGAGCCGATAAGGCGTCCGTCATTGACGGCATAAACACCCTTGTCAAAGGCGCTTCCACGAGAAGCGCTCTCAAGTTGACCAAATACTGAAGCAGCCTGAGCCTTGGCTACGCCAAAGTTTTTAAGTACTTCCTGTTGAAGGACGTGCATCTGGTCAATACGCGCACCGTCATCGGTAGCTGTAATCATCTTAGTTGCATGCTCAAGAGCTACGCGATACGGCATGGAATAATAACTAAAATCCATCGCGGTTTCAGATGCACTTGGGTCAGCTGGGTCAAATTCCTTAGAAGACAAAGCGTTAGCTTTGGTATCAAAAGATAATGCTCGCTCGCCTGTAAATGTGCGAACCTTGCCAGCAAGGGCATTCATCATTGCACCGCTACCCGGTTTGGAAAATAGTGCAGGCTTGTTAAGTTTAAAAAGTTGTTCTTGAGTTTCTACGCCAGTATTTGGGTCAACCTTGGTAACAGTCTTAGGGTTCATTACCTGGTTGCCTGTTTCATCAAGCACAGGAGAACCATCTGGGTTAACAGAAGGCTCCATGATAGCGCTCTTGCGAGGCAAAAGGAGGTTAACTTGGTCATTGTAATTGCTTGCATTCTTGCTCATACGAATGCGGTCAATACCGATTCTTTGATTGAGCATCTTGCCATATGTCAAAGATGGCAAGCGCAATTCTCCAGTAGCGGTATTGGCGCTATCTGCCAATTCCTTGGAGTACAAAGACTGCTTTAAAATCTGGACTGCTTCATCTCGAGTTGTTGCAGTTGAGAGAGCCTTGCTCATTGTTGCCGACCAGCCTGAAGGAATTCCGTAATTAGTGTGAATATAGCCAGCTGCAATAGTCGGGTCATTCTTTGCTTTGTCAACAATGTCATCAATGGCGCGTACTTTGCTAGCCATAAGCGGGTTAGCAAGAACCTGGTCTAGCTGGTCAGCCGTAATGATTTTTGACGAGTTGGCAAAAAGAAAGTTAGAAACAGCGCCACCAGAAGAGGCAAATGGAAGCGTTGCGTGAGCAATAGGCTTTCCTGTTACATCGTCAAGCTTGGTTATAGGCTTGCCAGCTGCATCAAAAATTAAGCTTCCAGCTTCATCGGTTTGTTTAACAACAGCAAGAGCATCTCCACGCTTAATTGCTGCTGATAGCTTGGCGCCAGCAGCAACGGGGTCGCCCTCAAAGTCAAATGAAGCATCTGCAATACCTGAAACAACTTGGCCGAAGCCAGTGTTTGTATTGCGCAGTGTACCGAGTCCAGGAATAGCACCTAGTCCATGCGCTAAATCGCGTCCAAATGACACCAAGTAATTCGGGTCATTGGACTTATTAAATGAATCCTGGAAGTTAGGTACGACGCGGCCAAGAATGTTACGGCTTAAAGCGCCACCAATGTCAGCACCAAGGGCAATACCTGCTGGTCCACCAAGAGCGCCAATAGCACCACCGGCAAGAACGCCAGCTGTACCAAGCAACATACCGCCAACACCATGGTCAACGTAAAGGCTATGAATAAACTTGTAGTCTTTTTGAATTTCCTGCAAAGGCTTGCCAGCCCATGACATAGCAGTACCAAGAGCCTTGCCAACTACAGGAATATCAGATACACCCTTAGCAATGTCGCTAGGAATGTTCTTAACAAAACCTAAAAAGCCACCACTTGAAGAAGGTGCAGCTGGTGCGGCTGGAGCTACCTGAGTGTCACTCATTGATTAAGCCCCTTTTCCGCAGCGATTTCCGCTGCGTTCTTGATAAGGGCTGCAGAAACATCTTTTGCATCTTTGAAAATATTAGAGAACCATACGCTTGAATTGTATGTGGCAATATGGTCATCGATTGCTTTGGCATAATTAACCATATGCGAGCTAGCAGCAAGTGTATTCATGGTGTCTGGGTTGCCAGACAATATGCCAGCAGCTGCAAGCTGCGGGTTGTGCTTAACAAAAACTTGATTGCCCTGAACCATTGCGTTAGCAATGTCAACATTCGTTGTAGGGGCTGGTGTTGGTACAGGAAGTGGCTCTGCCATGGTTACTTCCCTAATGCACTAGCGAGTTGTTGCAGCTCCGGGGAAGCGTCTGGATGAGACGCGAGTGCTTGAATAAGATTCTTCGCTGATTGCCCAGCTTGAGCTGCTTGTCCAGGCATAATTCCTAGTGCTTCTGGACCTGCTCCTGCGCCCATGGGTGAGCCAGTAGTCACTGGTTCTGAAGGACGCTGTGTTGGAGCGTTGATAGGTGTTACTTGTTGCATAGGGCCTTGCGACGTCATTGGGCGTCCACCCTGCTGCGCAGCGGCTGCTACCTGTGCTGGTGTAGCTGTAGGAGTTTTGGGAGCTTGCGACATAGGCGCAGAAGCTTGCATATCCATAAGCTGTGTTGCATCACCATAATTAGGCATACCTGAGATATACCGCTGTACTTGCTTTGATGCTGGTCCGCCATCGGTGCGTTGGCTTAAAGCCCCTGGGCCTGATGTCATAGCTGGCTTGTTTGCCTGTGGCATGACTATTCTCCCTCTTGTAGTGTCTCGATGGTGCGGGCTGCATACTCGTGGAATGATTCTTTGTCATCCACGAAACTTGCCTGATGTTCTAGCATGTGGGTGAGTGTGTCGAACCCAGCTGCTATATCAACTAAAATTGCTGCAGTAGTATCTGCAAGCAGGGCAAAGAAATCCCACTTGGTTACCCGTGTAGGAATCCTGCCCTGCTCATTAGACATGTGTTACTTCATTGGCTTTCCGGCAGTGGTGCCTGTGCCCTTGGTGCCAGAAGGCTGTGCGCTGTACTTGATGGTTGACTTACCGGTAGCAGCTGGTCCAGACTTCTTCTGGATAGCTGTCTTCTGGGTTGTTGCGTCTGACGAACCGTGTCCGCCTTGGTTCTTTGGTGAAGGAACCTTTGTAGTCAATGATGACTTCATTGTTGCCATTTTTTTCTCCTATAGGGATGAGTTGTCTCGTCAGTAACGTTAGGCTGGCGAGCGTCTGGAAACTGACGCAGCTAACTGCGGCGCTCCAGAAGATGAAATTCCTGCAAGCAGGTTTTGTAGTGCAGACCCACCTTGCGGTGCGCCTTGTGGTGCAGCTCCTTGCGGAGCAGTAGGCTCCCCAGCAGGAGCCTGACCTGGGGCCTGTGCCTCACCAGCGGCTGCAACTGCCGGGGAAACTTGTTGGGCAAATGCCTCAGCAACAACATCTTCGATATTGTCACCCTTCTGGCGGCCCTTAATCGCAGCTGCGATTGCGTTAATAATCTTTGATGGGTCCTGTCCTTGTGCAGCTAAGGATGGGATTGCTTGTGCCATTGAGGAAACAGCGGCTAGAAGAGAGTCACGAAGATTCTCAATCTCTACTGCTTCTTCTTCCATAGAGACGTTCATCTCCCATGGCATTTGACGACGCAAGAAATCACGTGAGATAAGTTTATCACCACGAGCTTGTAAGCCGAAGATTAAAGCACGGTTAGGGTCGAGGCCTGCCATCATGCCGTAAGTAACATCGCACCAGTAATCACCGGCAATGTCCTTCTTAGGTGTGTAGGTAATCTCGTAAGGTGCGCCAGCATTTACGCCGCGTACTTCCTTTTCTACATCACCAAAGAGCTTCTCATCCATGAGGAAGCAGATACGCATAACATGGCGGAATGACTCGGCGAATACGGCCTGCGCTGTCTTAACCTGAGTATCAAATCCACCCATAAGCGCTTCAACGCCACGGCCTGTAACAATAGAACCTGACTGCTGACCGAGGCGGCCTTGTGGGTAACGTGCACCAACACGAAGCTCTTGGTCAAGAGTTGCAGACTCTTGGAAGATGCCGTTAGGAATGTCGAGGCCAACACGACGAATCTTCTCTGGGTTAGCAGAGCGAATGGTTGCGTCTGGGCCAATCTCAAGAACGTTAACATCGGAAGGCAGAGCGAATGGAGCCTGTACAGACTTCTGTGCTGCTTCCAGCTGCAAGGTAGCAAAGCGTGAGCGGGCTACCTGTACCCACATGATGTCGTCAAACTGTCCGCGTTGATGCTCGTCTGAGTCAATGCCAGGACGAACAGCGATAACGACAGGAATCTCGTCAATGAAATTCTTTACGCGGTCAAGGAGAAGATTGCTACGCTCTGGGACAAAGAGAATGGTTTCGTTCTTATCCACATAGCGGAATACCTCAAGGAGGCGCTCAGAGTTGCGAGCCTCATAAGGTCCACGGATAACAGACTCATGCTCTGGGAAATCGTTGCATAGCTCGCGTACAGTCTTCTGGTAGCGACGGGTATAGGACGTCAGCTTGCCGAAGCGGTCCCACTCTGGGTATGCACCGATTGGATTGTCCAAGCGAATCATTGGACGATTGTTTTCAAAGTCAGGCTCGATGATGAATGCCAACATGCCGTAGGTCAAGTAGCGGTCAGCGCCTGTGTACATCTGGGTCTGCAAGTTGCAGGAGTCACGATAGCCAGCGGCAATCATGGTGCGCTTGTCAGCGCGCTTCTTAGCGCGGTCTGAGATAGCGTCAGTTGAGTCACAGTTAAAGGCTGGCAGTGGAGCAATAACTTCGGCTACGTCGCGGGCAGCGATGTCGATGAAGTTAGCCACCATAGGCTTTGGATAATCAGATGAGAATAGGTCAGGGAATACCTGTTGGATATTTCCTTGACGAATTGAAAGCAGGTCTGCCCAGCGGGCATCACGAAGATGGTAGTGGTCGCGCAGCTTGCGGACCTTAATACCTAACTCATCTATATCCAGTGCCATACCAGGTTCCTCCATTAGATGCCATTTGCTCTTGCAGCTTGGCGTACTCTTCTAAGTCCACAACTCGACGCTTAGCGAGCTGTCCTTTTGTTACAAACGGGTTCTTCACAAAAGAACCACCATATGCGCCGGACTGGTTGAGATAGTCGCGCATCTGCGTCTCTGCAAACCAGAGAGCCATTGGTCCGTCCTGCTTAGCCTTGGTGCCGGCAGACCAGGTAATCAATTGCTCGATAAGAGCCTTGATGTGTTCGTTATCGGCACGGGGCAATTCCAATAAGTTAGAACCTCTAATGTGTTTGCCTTGGTTGTCCAACGTGCCGAAAAGCTGTGCCATGGATGCGACGCCATACTCGGCGTCCATCTTGTTCGCACCGGTGTAGTGCTGCACGAGGCGGATGCCTCGCGTGGCAAGAAACTTGTTAATCTGTTCGTCTTGGGTGAGGAAGAGCTGGAAAGCGTTCTTCTCAATTACCCAGACCTTAGGCTTGTACTTTTCAGTCCAGCTGAAAATCAAGTCACGAATCATCTGAGGCGTAGGGGCTGGCATGCGTGAGGCTTCCAGCAAGTAACGCTTCTGGGTAGTTCTATCTCCAGCTAGCACGACGGAGAATGTATCTCCTGACATGGCTGGGTCCATCGAGCAGACAATGTACTGGTCGTTAAGCTGAGCGGGCTGGCCAGGTGCGCCTGGGATAAGCGGACCTACGGAACGCATTCCGCTGACAGAGCCGCGTACATTCTCGGGTGTAAAGATAGCGGTAGACTCAACATCTTGCTGCTGGTAGACCATAGCCCAGGTCTTAGGGTCAAGGACACCACGACGCTTCTTGAGGTTGTTACCATCCCAGCGCGGATACAATCCGTCTGCATCTGGTTCTGTGTCATCCCCTGCCCATGGGCGGTCTGACTTAGGCCAGAGCGTTGTCCAGTCCTTTGGGTCTTCTGCAAACTCTAGGACAGCTGGCATAGCTAGGTAGGTCCAGGGCGATTCCCCTTCAGGGTATCGGTCTGGGTTACGCATCTCTCGGTACAAGTCAACTGGGTCAACGCGTGTACCTACAACCAGAATTTTGCCGGTGGGTCCCACACGAGTCAGGACTTCCTGTTGAATCCAGCGAATCTGCTTTTCGTACTCATTGGAGTTTGAGAGAGTCACGCAGTCATCAAGAATAATCAAGTCGGCACGGGCACCGTAAATCTGCCCGCCGATACCCAAGGCTTGAAGGGTTGGGTCTTTTTCACCTGAGTCGCGTTCAATGTAAATTGCGTCTTGGGTCCACTTCTCAGCCGTGGCTTTGAAGCCTTCCACTGGAGCGTACCGCCTCTGAAGTTCTGCCCATTGGGGCGCAGTTAGTCTTTGCTTGACGGCGTAGAGGAATTCCTTGGCCATCTGCTGGGTCTTAGAGACAAGCTTAATTCTTACATTTGGGTCTGTGACAATTCTGTAGGTCACATAATCTATACTGACCGTCATCGACTTGGCATGCTCTGGAGGCATGTTGCAGAGGACGTAGTTCTTAAAGCCCTTTTCGTAAATCATGTTTGGGTGAAGCCAGGCTGGCTGGCCTTCTTCCAGAAGGGAGACTATGTTGCGCTGGTGCGGAAAAGTCTGGCTGGAGAGGTACTTGGTCCGGAAGTCCTCAAAGCTGATATTGGCATCTTCCTCAGCTACCTTGCCGGCACGACGCTTAATAACTCGGGCGAGGTCAATCGCCTCTTTGAATTGAGGGTCGCTAGCGCGGTAATACTCATATGACTTCACAGACTTGCCGACTGCGCGGCAAGCGTCCTCCACAGTCACGCCTTCTTCAATCAGCGCGAGAAGGCGCTTCTTGGCTTCGGGGGCGGACAAGGTAGCACCTGGGGCTAGCTTGTACGCACTGCGGTCAGTCACCTCGCTGAGTTTCTTTGCCATTGGGTAAAAATCCTTTTGTGGGCGCAACCTATGGTTGCAGCTGGGTGTATTTTAGGGGCGCCCCCTAGGCGCCAAAAAAAGCTTTTTTGCTTAATGGGAGCCTGCTGTGCTTACGGCTCCCTAACCCGTTAAGAGCCAGCCTCAGAGGGCTGGCTAGTAAAACCCACCGTTCGTCTCAGCGGCATCTTCGCTGTGAGGCTCAGCTGCCTAGAGCCGAACGGGTAGACGTGTTTTATTTTATCCCCTATATATATTAAGGCGGGATAAAACACGCTTATCCCGCTTTTATTGCTGTGAATTACATCACACACTCTATAGTCAGTATTTTATATTAGTTTTGCTATAAAAAAACTTTTGGCTGATGGGGTGTGTATCTCATTATATGAGACAAATAGGGGTGCGCCGCCGGCCTATATTTAGAAAAAATATTGTGGTGGATAGTAATAGTAATACACACCGCTAGTTAAAAACCCTCGGGTTGAGCGCCAGCGATTCCGGCGCGGATTTGTTTCCAATTCTCAACGGGGCATTACCGACCGCGAGTTCTAGCGCGTTTCCGACCCGTTGCGGGGTGGTCGGTGCCCGTTGTAGGTATGTTACCGCACGGTAACAACGCGTTCGGGCGTGTTGCGATAGGGTGGGCGGGGGACTGTCTACCAGCCTCATTGGCAGGCAATCGGCGGACCCGCTGGCAATCAGCGGACCCAATCGACGGACCGCAATTGTCGACAATTAGCACTCATGGGCTAAAAGTGCTAACTCGAACAGATGTTCTAATGTCGACAAATCAACACTATACTCATGTCCGAATTGCCCGATTATCCTTTGTCCCCCAAAGTCGTGTGTTTAGGGGACAAAAATTGACTTGACAAGCGTAGCCAAAGGTGGTTTGATACGGGTATCGGTAAACGCCGAGCTTGACAACTACAAACAGCAAAGGACTAAAAATGGAACTTAATTGGGTACAGCTGGACACAATCCGCGAGCTACTTACCTCAGCAATCAAGACCAAGAACTCAGAATATGCCCGCCTTGGCAAGCCAAGCGCTAGCGAGTCTGACCGAGTAACCGCGAAGCGTGACCGTATAGGCTCTCAGGCTGTATACTTACAGAAAATCTTGACCGAAGTAGAAGGAGAAATCCAAATACAACGCACCGAGCTTCATAAGCTAATCAACGCATAGTCGAAACGCCCCTCGGGGCGTCTAGCGGACCCGCCACCCGCTACTGATGAGACAGGCGAGAAACGAAAGGACCAAGAAATGACACAGACAATCGCACCGGTAGCAACACAGGACGCAGAAATCCGCTGGAGCAACGGAGATGTCAACACAGCCACCTTCGCTTTGATTCCACAGGATTGGCAGGACAAGGATATGAGCCAGCACCCAGCCGATGATTCAGTTTTTTATTGGTTGGATGCCTACGAGTGGATTTCATTCGGCTACGGCTTCCAAGCTGACAATTGGACCGTCATATCTAACTAGGCGGACCCGCCTTGACCCGTCGGGGGTTTTACCGGTTCGATTCCGGTCAAGGCACGGGGAGATTCCCTAGCACCAAACGAAAGGACTGCACCATGGAACTGACATACAACGACCTCATGAACATCTACGAGAGCCTCAACCGCGCAATCCGCGCCAACGAGGCAGGCAAGGCTCGGCAGAAAGTCCCCAGCAGGGCTGGTGACCGCAAGGAAGTAGAGCTGCAGAAGCTCTACGCGACCCGCGAGAAAATCGCCACAGAGCTTTACAATCGCCAGAAAGTAAGCGCATGAAGTCCCCTGCCTATCTCCTGACCCGCTTTATCGTCCGCTCTGCCTTCTGGACGCTCCTCTTCTGGGGCGTCTGGCAGGTGGTAACCCATCTCTGGTGGACGGGCTCAGGCCCAATCTGGAGCGACACGCCCCCTCTCTAGGCCTTGACGGTAGGGCAAGGGTCTGCGTATCCTTGCCTTACAGCCGACGCCTAGTCGGACCCAACTATCGAAAGGACTGCAACATGGCAAAGCTAGAAGATTACGAAATCCAACAACGCTTTAACGAATACCTAGATGAATGTTATCCACCTATCAAGTTTGGGGATATGGAATACATGCCCTCCTACGCCCTCAAAGAGTTAGACCCAATCGCCTATCGCGTTTGGCTCTCTGATTATGAAGCCAGCGAAGAATGCGATGATTGCTCTGAGGTTTTGACCGATTGCACCTGTGAGGTGTCAGCATGAGCCAAGTAATCCAACCATGTTTAGATTGCAACGCCCCCGCCACCGTCACGATTAAGCCCTACGGGGCGGGGAGCATGTCGGAAGTATCCTGCCCGAATTGCGGGGTATCTTATGACACCAATTTGGACACCATGATAGAAGACATGCAAGCCGATGGGCAGTTGCTCAGCTACTGCGGAGACTGCCTCCGACCACTGATTGACGGGTGCAACTGCGCTACCCGATAATACCGCCCCGCCAACTGACCTACGCCTCAAAGGGCGTAGGTTTTTTGGTCTGTGGGTACTTGACAACTACCACGGATTGAGTATATTACGACCCACGAGGCGCTAATACCGCCCATGAAACCGATAGGAGAGCGCACAACATGACCGATTCAGAACGACTAACTAAGATGATTGACGGCATACATGAAGCCATGGGAGACTCATACCGCGCCGGACACCGCGATGCCACCGCTGAGATACTCGGGGAAGCGATTCACGCCCTACAACTACGAGGCAATTGCGACGTGGCGATTGCTATCCTGAAAGGCATGATGGAATGATTATCGTAATTATTTCCGCCCTCGCTGCCGTAGGGGGAGCGTTGCTAGAGAACGCTTTGCATAAGTTCGAGAACCGCGAGTGATATTTACTACCGACCTACCCGCTGCCTGTAAAGGCATGGACGGAGATATGTGGTATCCCGAAGCCATCCGCGTTAGCCTTGGCTATCAGCCAAGCAAACGCTTTCAGGCTATCATCGACAACGCGACTACCGCGCTTGCTATCTGCTCGACCTGTCCGATTCGCCAGACGTGCCTTCAGGCTGCAATAGATAACGCCGAGGAGTACGGAATATGGGGCGGAACTTTTCCCTATGAGAGAGCTAGAGTAGCTTCATTTGACAAGACCATGGACTTAGGATTTATTTGGCAAGAAAAAATACGTGGCTTTGCAGAACAGAAAGGCTTAACATGTCCACCCATTCCCAAGCCCACACCAGGCTACGAAAGACAAGACGGTTCTATCTTTACACCGCAGCGCTCTGTACCCTTGGAATAGTCTGGACATCCATGCCCTACGCACCGGTGAAAGAACCTACTGCAAGCCCTAAGAGCTACGCTAAACGCCTGTATATGCAACAAGGTGGCAGCGCCAAGCAATGGGCCTGTCTCGACCGTCTGTGGACAATGGAAAGCCATTGGCGGGTCAATGCTATTGGTGATAAGACAACTCAGGGCAGGGCAATGGGCATACCACAAGCACTGCCGGCAACTAAGATGGCTCAGATGGGATTAGACTACAAGTCTAACTATCAGACTCAGATTCGTTGGGGTCTGCTCTATATCAAACTGCATTGGAATAACGATGCTTGCGCTGGGCTAAAGCATGAGCTACGAAAGGGCTGGTACTAATGGAAGATATAATATATCCGATAATTGACCCGGCAGATGAGGCATGGAAAGATAGCGCCAACTGTGCCGGCACGGATACCGAAGCATTCTTTACCAGCAACGACAACAAGGGCGATGACAGAGACACCACCATGTTGCGCCGTATCTGTGGTGGTTGCACTGTGGTGGATGAATGCCTAAGCTATGCCATAAAGTACAACCAGCTAGGCTGGTGGGGCAACACAACCGAGGCGGAACGCAAACGCCTCAAGAAAGGGCGGATATGACCTACGATTTCTTTGGTGAAGAATGGTACGGCTCATGCGGTGCCTGTGGCACCGAGCTATTTGCGCCAACTAAAGGCGAATACCTACTACAATACTCAATGCATACACATTCTAAAGACTGCTTAGGGGGCTGGTAATGGACTATCAAACAGAGCTAGATGTCTTCTGCACCTGGTGCGAGAAAGACTTTAAGGACATCATGGTATGGGTGGGCAAGGAATGGAACAGCTGGACATGCCCCGAGTGTGGAAAGGAACAACTCGATGACCGCCACCAATGAGCCGCTAGTATTTGTAGCCATCTTGGCTAAGCAGAAAGAAAAGATGTTACCGGCATGGCTGGACTCACTGTCCAAGTGGGACTATCCCAAAGACCGGATGATTCTCTTTATCCGTAGTAACAACAACACGGATAAGACCGAGCAGATACTGCGCGATTGGTGCAATGAGAACGCCAAGTGGTATCGCCATGTGGTCGAAGACTACCGCGATGTAGAAGCACCGGTGCAGGACTACGGCGTACACGAATGGAATCCCACACGCTTTAAGGTGCTGGGAGATATACGAGAGACAAGCATTAACGCTGCATGGCAGGCAGATGCAGACTTCTACTGGGTGGTGGATGTAGATAATTTCGTCGCGCCTCATACGCTACGCACCATGATTAGCCACAACCTGCCGGTGGTAGCACCGCTACTGATGTGCGCTGATACTGAGCAGCCTGCCTACTCTAACTACCATTTGTTAGCTAATGTGCGTGGCTACTTCCTTGATGACATGCGCTACTACCAGGTGCTCAAGCGTGAGATAACAGGACACATCATCTGTGACGTGGTTCACTGCACCTATCTGATACGCAAGGATGTCTTCGAGCATGTCCGCTATATGGATGACACGGATGATTACGAGTATGTCATTTTCAGCCGTAACCTACGCAACCTTGGCATACCGCAATACCTTGACAACACGCAGGTATATGGGTATCTTTCACTGCGTGAACGCGTTGATGAATGCGTCAGACTGATGGGGAAACTAAATGCCAACACTTGATTGGGACACATATAACGCTGTAATGAAAGATAGATACAGGGATGGCTTAAACGAAGCCAGAGCTGTCGCTAAGGGAATCATTGAGAAGCTATGCTTGCAGCTTGATGTACCGCCTAAGCGCTACGTGGAGGAACTATATGGCCGCGAAACCGACTGAGCTACGCAAGGTGATAGCCTTGCTCGAAGGTGAAGCGCCGGATGTGGAGACGCTAGCTAAGGATGTATTTGCTACCATTGAGGAGATGCTGAACCATCGCCAACGCTATGTCGTATTCGTTGTGCATCCTAGCCTCAACCTAGTACAAGCTGTTGGTCCATACGATACCGTCGAGAAGGCAAAGAAGGATTATGTTAAGCGGGTGGGAATATATGACCGGCAGACACGCATCCAACTTGCTTTACTTAAACATCCTGATATGATACAGTCTGACTAATAGATGTGGTGGCTGGTTACTAGTCCTTTCACAGCCGCCATCGCTCCCGCAAGGTAGAAGCGACAAGAAAGCCCGCCGGATAAATCTCCGACGGGCTTCTTTGTTTTAGGTACTTCCCCTATACCTAAAGCTATACGCGCTTGGGATTATCAGTAGAGTAGAAACCAGCAGCGTTAAACTTTATCGCTGGCACAGTATAGATTCGCACAAGCGGAGTGCTACAACAGACGCATTCGTACTCTGGCTCAGCCTCATGGATGCTTCGTTCGATGTAATGGTAGTCACCGGCAGATGGGCAGCTATCATTTATACATTCATACTGATACGTCGCCATGCTCGCCCCCTATAGGACAGTTATCTACACAATTCCAGAACAGCTCCATGTATGACTTGCCTTCGACGCGGCGTATCTCTGTGTAGCATTCAGAGTCGTGCATATACTTTGTCATTCTTCACCCTTTGCAAATGGATTAGCTCCACCAAGAAAGTTATTTAATCGGCGCAGCGCGCCATCCACCTTACGATGTGCGGTGGTATCGCTGACTTGTAGTATCTCAGCAATCTCTGTAAAGGTTAGCCCCTCAAAGAACTTCATCTCAAGCACAAGCTTATCCTGCGGGTCAATCTTAGATAAGGCACGGCGTATATCCATCAGTTGGATAACATAGTTGCCACCCTCGGCAGGGTTGCCACCGCCGGATACCTTGGGCTTACTGCCATCGGTGGTATTAACAATAGGCGCCTTGATAGGAAAGGCTAATGGCAACATCTCCGACAAACTAATAGCGTCGTAGTATTGCTCATCGCGTATCTCGTAGCCTAGCTTCTGCGCCTTAGCGCGCCGGCAATACTTATCTGCAAGGCGAGTCAGCGTCTTGCCTAGCTTACGCACACCCATCTTGTATTCATCTGAATCAAGCGGATGGTCGAGCCATTCTTTAATCTTATCCTGACGTTTAAGTGTCCACACCATTAGCTCTTGCGTCACGTCAGAGACGTCGAAGTATGTGTGGTAATGCCTATGAACCTTGCGAGCTACTGTTACCGCTATCTCACGAGACTCTTGCAGCCAGCTATCTGCTACCAACTCCACACCTTTTTGTCTACGGTGAATGACTTGTTGATAATCGGAACCAAGTGTGGCGTAACGTTCTTACCATCCACATGCAAGATAGCAAAGCCTTGTTGCCATGTAAACAACCCAGCCTTGATGTACTTTGCATGCTTGAGGTTCATTAGATGACCAACTTCCAAGCCCCAAACAGTCTTTCCTTTACCAGCCCAGCTCTGCGTCCAATGGGTAAGCCCCATTCGGTGCGTATGTCCACAGACAACACTGACGCCTGCCCTCTTTGCAAGTCCAAGCGCAGTCGCTCCAGCAGTTGGTTGTATGTTTCCCTCGTCGCCGTGTACCAGAATCCAGTTAGGTGCCAGCTCGTAGGGTTGATGATGATATGTGATTCCAAGCTCATCAAGT